ATCAGGCGTTGCCCCCACAGCACTTTGTAGAAATTTTGCGGCACGTCCGGGTCCAGAATTAACAGCGATATCGAACACAACATAATCGACACCACTAGGCAAATCATCGCATCGACAGACATTCCAGTACCTCTTTAGGTAAAATGGTTTCACGACATCTGGAGTCAATGCTTTGATATCGTCTTTAGTTACTTCGCGCCCTACGTAGTATTCCCACGCTTGTTTGGTAACCCCGAGATTTGTAGCACCGCCCGGATCTTTCGGATGATCAACATAACCTCCCTCGTGCTTGAGGACTAAACGAAAACAACCCTCGAAGTTACCTTGCATTATTTTCTCCGAGTAGTCCAGATGTCAGCGATCTTCTCCATACCACGAGAGCCGAAGTAGAACGAGAAAGCGAGCATACCCCACTGACCTAGCAATTCAACATATGCGGTCTTGGTGTCTAAATCCCATACTGAAGCGGTTGCGAACACAATATATGCACTGAACAGAGCAATCAGCATCATAGGACGGATGTTCTTAGATAGCCACGAGTCACTTGCCATATCAGCTTGTTGGCGTTTCGTCAGCTCCTGCATCTCTGTCATATCGGCTTGAAGATCGGCAAGTTTTCCTTCTTGGGCGAGCTTAGCTAGCTCCAGTTGCGCTTTCGCTTTTTGCTCCGGGTCAGGGATTAGTTTGTCGATCAGCTTCCCACCAATACTTAATACTGAGTCTAACCAAAACATGTTAACTCCCGAAAGTGATCGCGAAGGCAGGGACCGAAGTTGCGTGGATGGTGATTGACTGAGCTAGGTTCAGGGGTGCCCCACAATCGGCACAGGTGTCAGCAGCAATCTCATCAGGGGTTAGGTCATAACCACACGCAGCACAGACGCGTTTAATCTCTGTCGCACAATCAACTACGACACCATCTACTTTTACAGCTTGTTTAGTCTCAATCATTTTATGCAGTCCGTGTCCACATCTTAACGACGATGTATGGTTGAATGTTAGCGTTGGTGCCGCTTGAGCCCGCGTTGGCAACGGTCGTTGTCGTTGTCGTGGATGTCGAAACCGAGATGCCGGTCGTGCTTGAGCCTGTATTGATGGTGCGAGTACCACCCGCCCAAGCTTGGTTAAGGTCGCCACCAGTGGCGAATGAATAGCCGCCAGCCGTCAGCTGTGTATGTGCGTGCCCCGGATCGGTGACGGATGAGGTCGAGGTAGAGGTAGAAGTTGCCGTGTGGTTGTGGTCAACAACAATAGCATCTTTGCTACCACCAGTCTCGCCAAGCGTATCGAACAGTGCATCACCAGTATCTTGCCCAACCAACACTTTACCCGAACCGATCTCTACCCATGTACCAAACCCAAGCAGAGTAGCGGGGTTCGTGAGGTTTGCGGTGTTGGTATACAACGTACCGACTGGGTATATGGCTTGTAGTGCCGCCTGAACAAAAGCGGTTGTTGCTATTTGTGTGGTGTTAGTGCCGTACGTAGCTGTGGGGGCAGTAGGAGTGCCACCAAGTGTTGGAGATGTCAGATAATTTAAGCTAGTGTGGCAGTTGATACCATCGCAATACAACTGAAGGACGGCTCCATTAGGGACCGTAACACCTGTACCCCCTGAAGTTTTAACGACGATGTTCTGACCACCAGTGGTACTGTTCTTGACGATATACACCTTCTCATCTGCGGGGATGATGATATTGCGCGAAGCTGTAAGTGAACTAGCTGAGGTAAAGATCAGCACCGCGTTCCGGGCTTCATCAGGCGAACCGTTTAGTGCAGATAACGTGTAGTCGGCGTCCAGCATCGGGATTGACTCGACACCGGTAATCGCCTGCTCAATAAGCGAACCTAAGTTGGTGTTAGTCGTGTCGCCCCAAAGGCCAGATTGGTCACCAGTACCGAGGAGTTCTAGGCGGAGCGACGGTGAATAAGTGGATGCCATAGTTGTGTTCCTTTGCGTTCGGGGGTTAACCCCTTAATTATGCAGCTATTTTAGTCCAAGTTGTAGTTTGTGTGTCATTTACATTAGTCCATACACCTTGTGGTTTGCGGCGATACCTAATGTCGTACGCGCTATTAAGTGCCACCTCACTTAGTGTAGACCCGCCGAAGCAGTCGATGGTGCTAATTACCGTAACTGGGGGCGCGAGCACATCCGTCCATACCGATAGCTGCGAGTCGTCAATATCACTCCAGACCAAGGTTGTACCCACCAGCCCACTAGCCGCAACCCCTGTAACGAGGAAGCTGGACGCGCCGGTGACTATTACAAGCCCGACCTGACCAACCGCTTGTGTGCCTATTGGTGTGACGTTGGATGTAGCAGTGATCGAGGCAGTGCCGATCTGGTTGACCCCTTGTACCCCTATTGGGTAGACATTGCCCTTACCTGATACCTGTGCCGTACCTAGCTGTGTCTGACCTTGAACCCCTGATGGTCGCGCATATGCACCTTGCCTGACAAGGACCGTACCAACTTCGCCTGTAGCAGTGACCCCGGTGGTGTATACCGTGATACCAAACCGAATATCAACCGTGCCTACTTGACCTTGGGCTTCAACCCCTGTTGGGTACGCCGTTGCTTTAGCTTGTATTGATGCAGTGCCTAGCTGGGTTTGGCCTTGTACGCCTGTGATTGAGACTAAAGCATTACCTGCGATTGAGGCATTACCAACTTCACCAGATCCAACAACCCCGACTGAAGTGACGTTCGCTTCGCCGGTAACACTAGCAGTCCCTAGATACGTCTGACCGACAACACCAGAAACAAAGACGACCTGATCCACCCCCGCCGTGGCGAAGCTTGATGCGGCAAACGGGGCTAGTCCAAACATGGGGTTATTTTATCAGGGTAGTGTCGCTACAAACGCTTTAGCTTCTTCAGCCGTCATCAGGTTGCCATCAGCATCTTCAAGCTGTGCAGTATCGTCATTGATAGCTTGCTTAATCATACTGACGTAACCGTTTGCCAAGCAGAGCCATTATAAACACACAGTTTGCCTAGAGTTGTATCAAAAACTACAGCACCTGTGTTTGGTGTGACAATAGCGTTCTTTTCGGTTGTAGTAAACACAGGAAATGTAAAACCTTTCGTTGTATCTAAAACTATTTGACCAGCCATTATTTATCTCCAAAGCCGGTAGCTGCGGTGTTCTGCGTAGAGGCATCAGCAAATACTAGGCCGTTAGTGCCGTTAATTGTTACGCTCATTTCAACACCTCAACGATATTCTTTAGTTCCTCTACAGCAACCGCAGCATCAATTTCAGTTTGAATAGCTGCATACTTATCACGAATTGCTTGACGAGCAGCTTCAGCAGCAACAGCTTCACTAGGGATTGTTGCTTTAATGTCCAAAGGAGCAAACTCCTCAGCACGCTTTTGACGGCGTACTTCGTGGCCGATAGACTTGGCCTTGTCTAGGTTAATTACGATCATGCTTGATACTCCCAAGCGTTACGGAATGTGCGGTCTGAAGGGACTTCTTCAGCGTCAATAATCTTGTATTCGACACCTTCTGGAATGTCTTTCATAGCCAATTCAATAGACTCTGCTGGAATGATGATAGCTACTCCACCATCAGGAGTCGGATAGATGATTCGTTTGGTCATTTATTGGGCTCCTTGATTAGCGGAAAATGGCGACATAACATTCACTCAAATCGAAATCAGATTCGCGTCTTGCTAATAATCGCACCTGTGTCGTGGTTTTGAGTGTAGGCGACCCAGTTGGAGCGCCTGAAGGAAATCTAAGCCCAAATTGATATGTTTGACCTTGGTCGGATATAACAGGCGCCATTGTTGTTGCCACATAATTAGCATCAGGCATTGCATTAGAAAAATTAACTGTGTAATCACCAACACCGTTATCAGTAATGCTTGACACATTCCCACTTGCACGAATAGCAACCGTACCAGTGCCGTTGAAGTTCACCCAAGCACGACACATATAAAGCGGTGCAGTACCAGACACAGTAGCGACCTGTGCTGAATCAATGTTTGGTGTAGTAAGTGTCTTGTTAGTCAGCGTTTGTGTAGTGTTTGTACCAACTAACGTAGTAGTAGCACTAGGGACACTCACAGTTACATCCGATGCAATGCTAGAAGCAGGTTGTACAACAACACTACCCCCACCTGCTGTATTTAGTTTAACTGCACTCATAGCATCTCCACAATCATTTTAAGTTCTGGGATAGCTGGTGCTGAGTCAATATCGTTCTGAATAGCAGCATACTTATCACGAATTGCTTGACGTTGTGCTTCAGCAGCAACAGCTTCACTAGGGATTGTTGCTTTAATGTCTAAAGGAGCAAACTCTTCGCTACGCTTTTGGCGGCGTACTTCGTGAGCAATGTTCTTTGCTTTGTCGAGATTGATTGTAATCATGCTGTGAACTCCCATGCGTTACGGAAGGTACGGTCAGTCGGCACTTCTTCAGTGTCGATGATCTTGAATGGTACACCTTCAGGCACATCCTTGGCCGCAATTTCTTCAATGCTCAAGCCGCACTCAGGGGCTGGAATGATGACAGCCACGCCGCCTTCGGGTGTTGGGTAGATGATTCGTTTCATTTATTTAACTCCTTGGTTAGCGGAAGATGGCGACGTAAGCATAAGAGACATCTTCATCTGCCCCGCCGCCAGTTGTATTCCTCAACCTAACTGATGTTGTTGTTGGTGGGAATGTCGTATTATCTTTTGCGCTAAGAATTCGACCGCCATTCCCTGAAGTGGACACCATCGCATAATTCGCATCCGGCATTGCAGTCGCAAAGTTTACCGTGTAATCACCCGTTCCTTGGTCCGTAATGCTCGACACATTCCCAGAAGCACGAATAGCAACCGTACCAGTACCGTTGAAGTTCACCCAAGCACGACATGCGTAAACAGGAGCAGAGCCAGTAGCGTTAAATAGGCTTAGTGTTTGCGAATCAACTGCATTGCTAGCCAAGTCAGAAGAAGTAACCGTTGCATCAGGCAAGCCACCAGCTACTAAACCAGCGATAGTCCCAGAACCAGATAAAGTCATTGTCATACGATCACCCAATTAGAACCTGAAGGAATAGTTACGGTTACACCGTCAGCCACAGCGACTGGGCCAGCACTCATTGCGTTTGATCCTGTGGGGATGGTGTAGCTTGTTGTCACTGTAGCCGAGTTAACGAATAGACCGTTGTTTGCGACCATCTCGGGGGCTTGTAGTTCGCCGGTTGAAGGTTTGTACAGGTACTTGGCGTTGCTGGTGTAGACGTTTGTAGCGGTGCCTGTCGTAGCATTTACAAAGATCGGGTATAAGTTCGTCGAGGTAGCAGTGTCGTTACTAATGGTAGAGCCGCCAACAGACGCCCAAGCGGTGCCGTTGTATCCTTCAAACTCTGTCGTCGTGCTATTAAACCGTAACTGACCTGCGGTACCTGCCGGACGCTGTGCTGTCGTACCCGAACTGATCTTGGTTGCACCGGTTGAGTTAAACGAAGAGTCTTGTGTCGTCGTTAAAGCGCCAGTAACAGCAAGGGTTGTACCATTAAATGTCAAATTAGCAGAGCCAGTCAGTGCCCCACCCGTCGTTGCATACGTCACACGGCCAGTCGTCAACCCAGTAACCGTGACCCCAGTTGTAGAGACTGAAGTCAACCCGGTGATATTTGTAACGGTACTACCCAATGAAGCTGCGGTTGAACCCAACGTGATTGTGTTGCTACCCCAGCTCGGAGCTGATGCGCCGTTAGACTTAAGGACTTGCCCTGACGAACCGTTAGCCAAGAAAGTTGTGGTGCCTGCGGCACTTTGATATGGGATTTGACTTGCCGCACCCCCAGCCAGATTAGTGGCCGTAGTCGCAGTTGTAGCATTACCAGACAACGCACCGTTAAACGTCGTAGCCGTAACCGAAGTCAGACCCGCCAGCGTAGTAGCTGTAGCGCCAAGATCGATCGACGTAGAGCCAATCGTTACCGAGTCATTAGTCAGTGCTGAGTTTGGCAGGTTGGTGACTGTGTTATTTGCGCCACTAATCGTCTTGTTGGTCAGGGTTACAGCATTGTCTGCGAACACCGCGGCTTCTGATGGGTATGTACAGAATACGTCTTTAGACCCTGACGTGAAGCTAACTGCTGAACCCCCATTACTAGAGGCCAAGATCGTCGTACGTGTCAGCGTGCCAGCACCTACGGTACCAATACCAACTTCCCATTCATTGACGCCCGGGTTGGAGATCGTGTAGTAAGTTGTGTTGGTGTTACCGATAGCTGCACTAAAAGACTGATAGCCAATCACAGCACCAGCAAGGGTGAAAACGCCAGTACCGGTTGAAGCACTGGTTTCTCGAACGCGATCTGCTACTATAAACGCCATGATTTATACCTCACTCGAATCTTTCTGAAACCGCTTCGATTTTTCAACCGTTATAGCCGTGACAATATCCATCTGCTTACGATTCATCCGACTATAAACTGCGGCGGCGGAGAGTCCGTATTCATCGCACCAATCATACAGGCATTTTGTTACGCCACCAATAGCGACCCAGACATTTTGCCGTGTGTTACGCGCCTGCGTTGATCGAGAAGCCCAGCGCACATTTTCTGGGGTGTAGTTGCCATTGTTGTCTATTCGATCAATCGTTAGGTTATTGTTTGGTGGTTCTCCAACATCTTTTGCGAATTGCTCAAACTCCGACCACTCGGGTGAATATGTAATACCCCGACCCCCATAGTTATGGTATGACGGATGGTTTGAATTGTCGCAACGGGCTTTCATATTACACCAAATATTATGTATTCGTGAGCCATGCCGCCCATGCGTGCGGCGATTACCGGCGGACTTGAGATGCCCACAAGATTTAGTTTTTCCTGTACGCACTTGACTTGCGATCGCGATCGTTTCTTTTCCACAAGTGCACCGCAACTTCCACAGACGTTTGCCGTGTTTATTGCAACCTGCTTCCTCAAGAAACGTAAGTAGCCCATAAGTATCCATACAACCCCCATATTGAAAGTTGTATTATACCTAAAAGACGCTACAAACACAATCTACGCTATCCTTATAATGGCGTTCGAACTATCGGCAGTGGGCCAACTAACCGTAAAGTCACCATCTGTACTTGTCTTGTCCGAACCAAAATCCAATACTGCAACTGCCTTGTTCGACTTCGAGCTGTTATAGATCAACGCGCCACGAGCTGTAATGGTTGCTGCAACCCAAGTCGTGTTAGCAAAGCTGATAAATGCCGTAGTACCCGAGCTGGTAGGGGTTACAGAAACGGTCAAAGTGTTACCACCAGCAACATAGTTTGTACCAACGACTTCATTGGTTGTGGTGTATGTAGTGGTGGTTGCATCCAGCGTAGCTGCTGAAGTGTACAGTGCGACCTTAAATACATCGGTGTCGAAATCTTGAACGCCTGCTAACAGGTCTACTTTGAAGCTGGTGCACATTGCTTGGGAGATAGCCATTTAAGACTCCTACTGAAGTTTAATTCGTGGTTCCGTCAGACGGAAATTATCGTTACGGGTGCGGCCATCTGCGTAGTTCTTCAGCAAGGCCATGTTTTCTTGGAACATTTTCTCATAGTTCTGCTGCATATCACCTTCACCCTTTAGGAAAATATTCGCTTCGCACAACGCGCCATACAACAGGCACATCGGGAAGTTCTCACCCACCCAAGAGGTACCCAACGTCACGATGGACTCAGGGTAGTAGTAATAATGCAGTTCAGCAACATAGCTCGACGAAGGTGTTGGCCCAAGAATAAAGGTGTTCTCATCAAACTGCGCGTAATACTTTGGTACCCCTGCATACGAAGGCTCGGGGTAGTTCTGACGCACATAACTCACTTCTTTTTGAAGTAGGTACTCGTAGCTACCATCCACCTTAACCACCGCCAACTCGTAGGGAGAGAGGAAGTCAGATGGGCAGGTGAGGTACTTATTATTTGCGGTCATATTACCAGTGACATTACGACGCAGCACAGGGATCAACACCGTGCTGTAGATACGCTTCTCTGTGTTCTTGACAAACGTGGGGATATTCTCCACAAACGTCGTGTCGTTCGACTCCGTAAAATCGATGATTGAAGCGTAGAGTTCGTCGTAGGTCATTGGTTAACCCAGCTTCTTACTCGAGTTGGTACCCTTAGTTGCAGCGCCCGTACCGCGAGTTTTCACAGTCTGGGTATTGGGTACTTTGTTTGGGTAACCGGCGATATTTGGGACCGGTACGTCCTTGATCTTCTTAACGTCTGCCATAATTGGCTC